TTATTGAGGATGAGCCTTATGCTGTTGGCAGACCCAGGCTGGGGGTGGATCCCTCAGGAGGGGGTGGCAATTTTACTTCAATGGTCATGAGGTTTGATAATTATGCCAAGGTTGAATGGAAGGGCAGGGAGAAAAATACCATGAGGATTGTTGAGAAGATATTTGAGATTTGTGACGCTTATAGGGTTAAGCCGGGAATCTATAGTCATCCGGATGTGTTCATAGATAATAATGGTATTGGTCGTGGAGTGTATGACAGGGCAAAGGAAAAGAGGCCTAAGTTTATCTACGGGATAATGGCAGGTGAGAAGGCTAATGACAAGCTTCAATACATGAACAGAAGGGCTGAATATTACTGGAAGACCAGAGAGGCTGTCATTTCAGGGCTTAAATTGCTTTATCATCCGGATTGGAAAAAGGAACTTAGTGAAATTAAATACAAAATACAGTCGGAAAAAAGAATACAAATAATGTCAAAGGTCAACATGCAGGTTATGGGAATTGAAAGTCCTGACACCGCTGATGCTTTAGCGTTGACATTCGCTATAAATCCTCAGAAGGTGGATGAAGAATTTCTAATGGACCTGCCTAATAAACAAATTAATTTTGATCCATATTTATGAAAAATCTTATAAATAAATTTAGACAACAGTCAGGAGTTGGTAGAGCAGCTGTGGCTGGAAAAATGGCAGGTAAGGGGCTTAGGGCTGTTGGAGGTAAAACCATTGGAGCTGCAAGAAGTGTTGCTCAAAGAGGTATGAGTTCAGGTGAACGCTGGGGTGATAGAGCTGCACAGTTTGGTGCAAGCACCAGAAAAGCTTTTGAGAGAAGACAGTTAAAGTCAGACCAAAGAGCTATTGATGCTGCAAAACATTTTAAGTTCCAAAAAATGAAAAAAGGATGGGAAAAAACACATCAAGAAATTGTTGATTCTGTTAAGAAAAAAAAATAATTTATTAACATGTCTGAAGAAAAAGCCTTTGAGGCATTTGAAAAAAAAGTAATAGACCAGGTGGAGAAAGAATACCGTCTGTGTCTTAGGGTTTTGAGGCCCAAAATAGATGAGTGGCTTTTTCGTTTAAAAGTTTATAACAATCAGAAGAAACAAAAGAAAGCAGTAGGTGATCCGCTGCTTTTTACTGTTTTTCAGACAATATTCGCCTCACTTTACGATGACGGTCTTAATAGTGAGTGGTTGCCTAGGGAAGAGGGGGATATTGATGTGACTGAAAACTTGAACCTGTTATCTCAGTTTGATAACGAAGAGATGCAGAAAGACGAGCTTGATTACGAATGGGACTGGGATACCATGTTTTTTGGTCGTGGAGTGGTCTGTATGATGGAGTTTTGCTTTGAAAAGAAATGTCCTGTCCCGGAGGTCTGGAGTCCATTGGTTCTTTTAAGAGATCCTGAAGCCCGTTCGGTTAATGGCAATATGAACGGTAAGGGTGGATGCAGATTTATTGGTCGTGAAACAAATCAATTGATTTGGCAACTAAAAGAGCATCCTGCTTATTTTAATCTTGAAGGACTTAAGACGGGAAAAACAGACCAAACTTCTTTGTATGAGAAGAAAGAAAGGGCAAGGAGAGAGGCTTTAGGCTTAGCAGATACTACAGGACAAGAGATAGAAGTTGGCGATAACACTTTCATCAGAACAGTCCAATGGTTCACTTTTATTGATGGAGAGAGATTCTTTGTGGAATTGGCTGAAAATATGAGCAGACTTATCAGATTTCAGAAGCTTGAAGACCAGTCCGAGTGGCCTTTAATAGACAGACCATTATTCCCTGTTGCAGGGGACTGGGATGGTGTTTCAATTCCGGATTTGGTTGAAGATAAGCAAAGAGCAAGAGCTGTTTTAATCAATGCCGGACTTGAAACGGCAAAAGCCAATTCAGCTCCAATGTATCTGTTTGATGTCAACAGAATTAAAAGAAGAGACCAATTAAACTTTGAAGCGAATAAGTTCGTTCCGGTTGACGGCAATCCAAGAGATGCCGCAGTGCCGATGATGAGAGATCAAATTAAGACTGAAGCTCAATATATTTTCAATGTGTTGGATGAATCAGTTCAAAGAGCATTGGCAACCCCTGAACTTCAGCAAGGTGCCACACCAAGAAGGACAAGAACATTGGGAGAGCTTGAGTTAATGTCAGCAAAAGTTGATACCAGATACAGTTTAGCTGCAAAAATATTTGGCTGGTCGGAAAAGAAATTTTGGAAGAAATGGTATTTCCTATACAAACAATATTTTCCGGAAGGAGTTGTTGAAAAAGTTATTAGGTTACAAGGAGTATTCGGTCCTGAGTTTAGAAAGCTTACAAGGGAGAATATAATTTCCAAAGTTGATCCTGATGTAAGGATTGAGTCAGAAGCTATTGCAAGAGCTCATAAAGCTTTGGACAGGAGTATCCTTTCAGAGTTTATGATGTTTGGAACTCAGATTCCCGGATATAATATCAGGTATACTCTGAGGGAGTTAGGAAGGCTCTCAGGTTATTCCAAGGGAAAAATAGACCAAATGCTCCCACAAAGTTATGACGAGATGACTGCTGAAAAAGAAAATCAGATGATAAATGATGGCAAGAATCCCAGAGTGTTATTACAAGATGAACATATGGTTCACATAGCAATTCATGCAAAAGCAAATGATACACCTGAGCTTGAAAAGCACATTAAGTCACATGAGTTAGCAATAAGAATAGTTCATGAACATCCCGAACTGTTTGACCCTGCTTTGATTGGAGAAGGGCTACCAAGCCCGGTTGAACCTCCCGGAATACCATCACCACCCAAACCATCGGGAAATGAACAAAGGTCAAGAAGTGGAGTAACAATTCCTCAATCCTATGGACAAGGGACACCCGGAGGAACACCTGACATATGAAGATAGATATAAGTTTTGACGAACTATTTAAGAATAAAAAGGAGAGAGATAGTGCTATAGAAGCTCTTAAAACTCTTAATGGAAGTAAGGGATGGAAAATATTGGAAAGTATAATTGACAAAGATTTGGATAAGTTAGATAATAAACTAAAGTTTGAGACCTTTGATAACTTATCAGACCAACAGAAATGTCAGGAGAAATATGCACACCTGTTTATACTTAAGAATTACCCTAAAAGAATAGTTGAGATTCTGTCAGATGAATCTGTAGAAAAGGTCGAATTTGACCCTTATTTATCAGAAAGTTCAAAAGAGGTTATTGATGAATAAGGAGAAGTTTAATACTTGCCACCCTAGGGTTTCGGCATTCCCTAGATAAGGTGAGACTAAAATATGCTAGATCAAGAATTAACGCCAAAGGAAGAGGAAAAGGATTCTCAGAAACAAGAATCTGGAGAAGTCCAGAAACAAGAACCTGAGAAACCGGAGCCTCAGCCAGAGGTAGACATAGACCCATCGGAGAGACCACCATCAGAGCTTGATAAATATAATCAACAATTAGAAGCGGAAAAGGAAAAGAGAAGGATAGAATACAAGCTTAGAAAGCTTGACGAAGATAATCGTAAGATGAGAAAGCAGTTGGAGGAAGGTGGATTTACACCTCCACAAGAAACTGCCAGATCATCAGACAGCTTCTATGATGAATCTGCACCTCAAGAAGATACAAGGGACAAAAAGTTCTTTGAAGAGTTAGAGAAAAAGGAAAGATTCAGAGAGGTTAAGGATTATGTTAAAGATAATCCTGAATATCAGGTTGTTGGCAAATCTTTAGAAAAGTTTGTTAACCATCCTGCTTATTCAAAGGTTCCTGTTGATTTTATCGCCAAGGCTTTGAGTGCAGAATATGCTCAAAGAATTGGAGCTGATAAATTCGCAGAAGCTCAAAAGAAGGCTAAAATGTCTCAGACCGGAGGTCATCCATTTACACCAAAAGAAGCTCAGCCGAAAGATTATCTGAGCATGCCAAACGAGGACTTTGAAAAAGAACTCGCAAAAATCAAAAGACAAGAAAGGTCGCAATAATAAATCATAACTACTTAAAAAAATGCCTAATACATCAAGAACTAACAACGATATTCCAAGAGAGGTAAATAATTTTTATGACAGAACTCTGTTATCAAGATTACTGCCTCAGTTGCAGTATCTCAGATTTGCACAAATTAGAGATATTCCCAGAAACTCAGGAACAAACACAATTAAGTTCCGAAGGTATAATTCTTTAGCTCCTGCAACAACCCCATTGGTTGAAGGTGTCACACCAGCAGGACAAAGGCTTGCAACTACTGAATTATTAGCAACAGTCCAACAGTATGGTGACTATGTCCCAATTACTGATGTTGTAATGTATGAGTGTCCTGATCCGGTATTAGCAGAAACATACGAACTTCAAGGTGAACAAGTTGCAGAAACTTTGGACACTTTGATGAGAGATGTTTTAAATGCCGGCTTGACAGTTCAGTATCCTGCAGGTAGAGCTGCCAGAAACCAAATTCAAGCAGGTGATACAATCACCGTTGCAGGAATCAGGCAAGCTGTAAGACAGCTTACAAGAAACAGAGCTAAAAGAATTACTAAGATTGTTGCTCCAGATCAAGGATTCATGACTTCTCCTGTAGCACCTTGTTATGTTGCTATTGTCGGTCCGGATGTGGAATATGACTTGAAAAACCTTACTCCAACATTCGTTCCGGTAGAGCACTATGCAAACAAAGCTACAGTAATGGAAGGTGAAATCGGTAAACTTGACAATGTAAGATTCTTGTTGTCCCATAACACTGCATTATTTGCAGGTGAAGGGTTTGGTGGAACTGATGTTCACTCAACTCTGATTATGGGTCAAGATGCTTACGGTATGACCAGGATTGCTGGTGAAGCTTTAAAAACTATCACCAAACCTCTTGGCTCTGCAGGAACTGCCGATCCCCTTGACCAAAGGACAACTGCCGGATGGAAAGCAGTTTTTGTAGGTGTAATCTTACAAGAATTAGCACTACTTAGATACGAAACAGCTGCAACTGCATAGACCTCTCTATATCCATTAACTTTATGGAAAAAGAGAATTTAAAGTGTGAATGCGGAAAAACCTTAAAAACACCAAAAGGTTTGAAAATTCACAGGGCAACCTGTAAAACAGTATTGTTTAAGGGTTCCCAAGAAGAAGACTCCCCTGCTCAATCTAATCAATCCAGTGTCGCATCAATAGACAAAAGGCTTGATACTCAGATTGAATTAACCAGAAAACACTTGGCTTCACAGCCAAAAGAATCATTCTACATCCCCTTAGTTGGAGATGAACAGGAAGGAGAGTATGAATCTGTTCAAATCAACGGATACACTCTCCAGGTTCAAAAAGGTGTTATGGTTAAAATCCCACAGCAGGTTGCTGAAATGCTGGCTAACAAATACAAAGTCAGGATGGAAGCAGGAAGGGAAAAGCGCCTCGATGCAGGCAAGATGCCTGAGGCACTTTCCTAGACGAAATTGGAGCTCTTCGGAGCTCCTTTTTTGTCAAAGGTCGCTTAATAAATTAAATCAGAATAATCATGTCCTACATAACTAAACCAAAAAAGAAACCTAATCAGGTAAACCCATGGATTCCATCACCAGGTGGAGACTGGGTAAAGATTGCAACAATCTATGACAGTGTTAGGGGTGGAATGATTTGTATCGGAAGACTTACAGTTGAACCGGGAACAGTTGGTGCAAACACTGCAGTAACAGTAGAATCAGAGCTTCCCGGAGCAAAAGTTGGAGATATTATCCAATTAACACCTCCTCACACAATAGATGACGATCTTGTCTTTTTAGGAGCTGATGTTACAGATGACGATGAAGTATCTGTAAAAGTTCAGAATGTCAGTGCTGGAGAACTAACCTTTGACGCTAAAGCATGGAATGCAAAGATTCTTATCACAAGATCACCATGCTGCTGCCCGGGTGAAGAAGACGAAAGCTAGTCACTTCTAATCCTCTCCCTCTTCTCGGGGGGAGAGGATAATAAGTGATAATAAAAAAATGACCACAAACCAGCTTAGAGAATATGTGAGAATGCTCACAAAAACAGATTCAAATACCTTGCCTGACTCTCAGATACTACTACTTGCAAATGTAGCTAGAGATGAAATTGCTAAGGAAATTATTCAGGTGAACGAAGACTACTTTGGAGAAAGGTCTGTTAGAAATCTTATAGCAGGCAGGAGGGAATATAGATTTCCCTTAGAAATCCTCAGCAACACTAAGGCGGTGGAGGCTATTTTAGATGGAGAAAATCAGGTTAGGTTAATTGAGGCTGACCTAAATGTTGATTACAAAGGAACCATGGATGAGCAATCAATTCGTGAAAACTTCTTTGGAAAAAGGCCTCGTTACATGATTTATCGTTCTGCTCTTTGGCTTTTAACAGGAGAAGAGATTCAGGATGTAGACGAAGGTTTAATTCTTTGGCATATGGAATATCCTGAAAGCTTAACAGAGTTTGATGATACAGATATGGTCAGAGGAAGCACTCCTACTTCAAGGGGATTTCCCAGGCAATTCCATGAGTTAATTGGAAGAAGAATTTCTATTCTTTACAAGGGAAGTCAGCCTAGACCAATTCCTCTATCAGAGAGAGAGCAGATGTATGAATATGAATTAGAAAAATCCCTAAGGTCGATAAGGGGACTTAATTTAGACAGATCAATAATAGCCTCGTATCCATACGATACAGGCTGTAATTATTAAATATTATGTCCGTTCAAATACATAGACTAACAGGAGCAGGTCCTTCCGGCTCAAACATTACAGATGTTAATACCAGATGTAATGCGGAAGATGTCCACTCAACAGCAGGAACAAATAATCCTATTTTAGTTCCAACAGCAGGAACTAATTATTCTTACTGGGTTACAACAAGACTTTACTATGATGGAGATGACACAGGAACTATCAATAACATTAGATGGTTTACTGATGGCTCAAATGATTTAGGAACCGGACTTGGTTGTATTGGTAATGATGCTGATGCATACACTCAAGCAACCGGAACACCGGGAGAAACGGGAACAGAATTAACTGCAGGAAATTATCCCGGATTAAGTGGTGCTCCAGTTGATGTTTTTACTCTTACAAGTGCATCTCCAAGAACTATTGATGGAAATGTTACAGATCCTAATAATGAATACTTTGGAGAGATGATGGTGTTTCAAGTTACGGTTGCAACTACTGCAGCAGCAGGTCCTACTGGAAGTGAAACATTCACTTGGAGATACGACTCAACGATTGCTTAGTCATAATTTTTAATACAATAAAAGCTATGACGAATACAATCAAGCCTGTTGCTTACTATAGTGATGGGTCAAAATTAAACTTAGGCGAGCAGATAAGCTACAATAATTTGGATAGAAAAAAACTATCTGCTTTTGCCTTAGTTCGGGATGGCAAAGAGATATTAAAATTACATCTTGATTCAGGGCAAAGGTTGATTTGGAGAAAAAGAACATTTCTCTCTCCTGGCAAAGAAAAAATAGATATACATATCTTAGGCTGGCAGAAGACTGTTAATGGAGAAAACATCCAGTCAATAGCTTATGTATTGTCGGATGGTCGTGTAGAAATGGCAGGAGCTTTTAGAGAGGATCATCCAATATTTGGAAAGATTCAATTTTTAAAAGAAGAAATATAAAATAAATTTTAATTAAATATGAAAATAAATTGGAAAGAACAATTGCATAAAGAAATAATAATACTAATCCCATTTAGTGTGATAGTAGTGATACTATTAACGCTAATTTGGCTTAAGATATGAGCTGGTTAAACACAGATTTTAAATACCGCAGAAAATTCACCTCAGATAACACGAAAGTATTAGCGTCTTATCCTTACGCAAGGACTTTGGATTTAGGCGAGCATTCTAAATTTGGAACGGTTGATGACATTACAAGTGCTGATACATCTGAAAATGAG